GGCCATTGTCACATGGCAGGACAGTGAGGCTAGCCTTCCTCACCGAACCAGTAGCATAGAGAAACTCATTGGCCGTTGCTAGCCCTGTGTTGCCTTGGATCACGGAGGCTGTCAGGAAGACTAGGCGCGGATAGTTGCCAAGGACAAACTCACGTGTCCAGTTCTCAAGGTTGATGTAGTGGCCACCGGTATCAAATGACATGTCAACGTTGAACGGATGCCTTGTCGTTCCATCAACATTGACAAACGGATGAGCCAGCACACCGCCCCAGCCGCCATTGGTGTCAACAGATCTCGTTGGTGAGTTTGGAGTGAACATCGGAGGGATCTGGAGCATCATCCCTGGCATTGAGCCGCTGCAAGATCCTGAGTTTTGCAGCAATCTAAGCTCTGCGAACTCAAGAACTCTGTTGAAGAGTTTGATGTCCAGAACTTCGGCTTGCAATGGATGAGAAAGGCTGAAGTATGAGCCCGGGACATCATCTGTGCTGGTGATGAAGTCTGAGCCACTGACAGGCACTCCATATCTCAACTGAGCCGTTGAGGAGAACCACTTGTCACGCTCTGTGGTACTGGCGCCATCATAGAAGTTCCCAACTGCCAACATCTTTGGAAGAGTTTTGCCGCTCTCCTGTCTCGGCGCTATCGTACTCCCAGTGAACACAAAGTTCCCAGCATTCACACCATTGACCTGGAACGACCCAGTAAAGCTGTTATAAGAAGATCCTCCCCAGAAGATGCTGACGTGGTTCCAGGTGTTGTGTTGGAGTATAACCGGGTTGTCGTCAGAAACAAAGACCATTGCGGGTGGAGATGATGGGTCAATTGTTCGCGGCAAGATATCGGCAGCAGAGCTCACCTGAAGCATCAGCCTGAAGTTGTTCTTGGAACCGTTTGGCTGGATAGAAGACCCGGTGATCAAACTGAGAGCATAGCAACCCGAGTAGTGCAGGATGGTGCCTGGGATTAATTCTGTTGCCCTGTCTGGGGTATAACGTGGATTGATCCACATATCGAACGTGAAGGCACCAGACGGAATATAGGAGGCCGTTACGAACGCGTTCGCACTCCCAGTGGTTGCCGAGCACGGATACAGTAAGCAAGACCCGGTTGGGACGTCAGAGCCAGAGAAGAAGTTCAGGGAGTTGTAGTTGGTGAACGAGAAGTCGTAGTTTGTGCTCCTGGTCGAATATTCTGGGATCAGCCTGTTTGCTGTCACGAGCTTTGTTGTCATTGGGAGTGACAGGTCGACACCGGGCGTATACCTCTCGACATCTTGACGGGCATTCAGCCTGCTGCTGGATGGCTGAGTCTTGACAAGTGTCAGATATTCTCTGACGAGGTTTGTTCTGGCTGTGTTGTTCGTTGTCTGGTTGGCTTGCTGCAAAATATCGGTGATATCCGCACTGGCAACGAAAGCTCCGGTCGGCGCTGAGTCAGTAGCGTGCCAGTTGACATAGAAATCTTTAAGGCGATTCGAAGCGTGGGGATAGACGTATGCGCTTCCTGTTGGTCCGGTAGATGAAGAGATGAAGTGAGACTCTGGATTTGTTTGAACGGTGAAGAGTTCTATGTCTTCTGGTCGGAAGGGTTGCAGCGACATGATTAATACTGGGATAATGATGTCGCAACAGCAACATCAATAGTTCAATTGAACTTTGACGGGGAAGGAACGTTGGTTGTCCTTCATGACTGGCCGCGAAAGTTTCGCAACGGCCAGCAGGTTGTTATCGCCATCGTACAGACCAATCCCGGTCACGAAGGTGAAGCTCCGTTGGATGTCTTCCTGGCCTGGATCAATCACCACAATCCTACCAGTGCTGTCGGTGTATGTTGGGTTCGAGCTGTAGTTGAAACGATCAGCGCCAAAGTTGCAAACAAACACAGAGCTGTTGATCACTGTCTGGTTCTTGAATGCTATAGCGACGTCATTTGATGCGGTGAACCGTGTCTGACAAACAGTGTCCAAGATGTCGTCCATGGAGGCGCTGTAGAACAGTGCACTGTTTCCCCAGACAGAGCTTGAAAGGATCGATCCCGTGAATGGCTGCGTCAACGTCACAACACTCTCAATTGTACCAGAGATGCTCTGGGTGACGTTCATGATTCGCGACACATCAAGCACGGCAATTCCTTGGTCGTGCCAGATCAACCCAACAGATCCAGTGTTTGTCGTGTTGACAATCGTACCAACAGAACCGCCCGGGAAGCTGTAGTTGACGTTCCTGGAACTGCCAAGGTCTGTGTAGAACTGCTCATCGTTACCAATCGCCGTCATATTTTCGGCAGAAGCGCTTGCAAACATCCTCATCGCAAAGGTTTCACGCTTGATCTGGTCGCGAACGAACAGGCGTTTGAAGTCAATGAACAAAGCTTCCTTGATTGCCGTTCCGTTCAATGATCCAGTGATGAAGGTGAATGGAGCGTCGCTGTCGCCAAGTAGTTGTTGCGCAAAGGTTCTGTACATGTCAATCTTCTCGCGCATCTGCATCGAAGAAGATGGGAAATAGTATTGATTGTTCACACTGTCGTAGGTCGTGAAGGTTTGAGCCACGAGGTTCGAACTGGTATGCAAACCAACGGTCAGGTCTAGAACAGGGTTTGCCGTTTGCAAAGTGAAGTCTTGATCGTACACAGTCTGGAAAAGTGACGACGTCACGCCAGTGCTGGTTCCTGAACCGGTGACCCAGACTTGGTATTTCCTACGCGTCGCTGAAGAGGAGATATCTGACCCAACAAGGTCAAACAACATCTCCATCACGCCTGATTCCGTGCGTCGATCTTGTGGGCTGAAAAATTCGAATGTTGCCATGGTTGTTGTTATCTTTTTCTTCTATCAGGCGTTCTTTGTGATCTGCGCATAGAACTCTAGAACCGTACCAGAGGTCATTCCCGTCACCCTGACAACGGATCTGATCACTGTCTTGTCGGTTGGTTGGCCATAGATGGTAAACGATGCATCAGGGATCGACTTCACACCAATGTTCAGAGTAACCACAGAGCCACCCTGACTCGTCAGAGATCCGTCCCGAGCAACTGCATATGTCGCCATCCTGGATCGATCAACAGTTCCTGTGGCGCCAATCACTCTCAAGAACCGGTCATCACACACAACAAGAAACTGATTATCAACCAGCTCTTGTGGTACCAGTTCTCCTGCCGACAGCGTCTGAGAGACAAGAACAGTCTGTCTGTTGCTAGCGCCAGTTCCAAGAGAAAGGGTCGTCCCAGAAAGACCTTGAGTAGCGCCTAGCGCCAACTGTGTGAGCGTGTATCTGTTCGGGTCTGGGAGTGAGAGCAGAGGATGAACCAGGGCCAGCTTGTTGTTGGTCAGAGCTTCAAACACCGGAGTGCCCTTCTCGATCTTCTCCTGGCCAACCCTGCGACCATAGCGAACGATCATCCCATAGTCGACCTCGTCATCACACGCAGCCCACTTGATCACGTTGAAGCTCCCCTGGGCCAGCTTCTGACGGCCGATATCAGTCAGCACCGAGTCGATTGAAATGTTTGTTGTGTCGTTTGGTAGGAAACCCATCTTGGTGTTTGCTTTCTTTGAATATTAGTTAGCTGGCTGTTCTGGTGTCTAAGACCTCAAACTTGACGGTTTGGTCTTTTTGCAAGTCTAGATTGATGAGCTTGATGACGTATTCGCCGCCAGATTCCTTGGTTTTGACCAAGGAGAGATCGTCGTCGCGAACATTGTTCAGCGTCATGAAATCGGGATTGAAAACAATGGTCATCTGACTGTATCCCTCATTCTTGATTGTGTCCAGGAACACCTGTTTGTCGACCAGAAGGTTTGGATAGGTCTTTGGTGCACCTGGGGGTGAGATGTCTGTTCGCTCGATGGTGTTTCTTTCGCGGCTAAAGCTCACACCGATCTGGTTTGAGTAGCAGCTCGACTGCCCGTGCGCATCAACTGCCACCACGGAATAGATGCAGTAGTCTCCTGGTTTGAACTCGTGATCGATGAAGGATGTTGATGTGACAGTGCCTCCAAGCCTAGCTCCTGGCGCTCTCAGATCGATCAGTGCTGATCTGTTCATGGCATTCTCAGTGCCTGGGAGCAAGAACCTGAAATACGTCGGGTCAAAAACTTTGTCATAGACCACACCCTGGGCTCCTGTGAGATCGTTGAAGTCATACATAGCCACCAGTTCGAACGGCAGTTGGACTGGCCTATATCTTCCTCTGTTCTTCCTCTTGAAAACTTGAAAATATTTCACATGCCTTCTTGTGTCGACCGGGAAGTTCCATGTCAGCATTGGCTTGTTCGTTACCTGATCGACACCAACAAAGAAGTCGGTGGGAGGCGCGGGCGGTTCAATGTCAACACACTGCACAAACGTCCTGGCTGGCTCGCTAGCAACCAAGAACACCACCGCGAAGTTCAGTCCGGTTGCTTTGTCGGTCACATAGGCTCTGAAGGCGGTGACAGATTTCACTGAGTAGTAGTAGGTTTGGTTGTAGGCGACGTTTGAATCATACAACTCTGTGATATCTGGCGACTCGACGAAGAACTGCTCCGGAGCGCTCACTGTCAGCGTCGGATTTGGTTGGTCTGTTGTTCCAGTTGTTGACAGTCGTTTCTCAATCACATAGCCAACAGATTTGAAGCTTAGCTGAGGCATTGGTGAGTTGTCTGGCAAGGAGTCCTGATCATCAAGCTGCTCATAGGAGATGATGTTGTTTGCGATGGCATCTCCAATACCATACTGGGACAGGTTGAACCTGGGACGCACGGATCCCAGTGTCGTCTGGAATCCAATGGTCCTAGCAATCATATCCGCGGCGGCGGATGATTTATCAGACAGCGGATCCGCACAATAACCTGAAGACAGCAAAGTTCCTGCCGCCGTGTTCGACAGCGTCAAGCTGATGCCAACGTCCTCGTTCTGGTATACGGTTTCTAGGGATTCGTTGAGTGATGGCGAGTTGAGCCTTGGTGGCCCAACCATGACCTCTGACGAGCCGTAGCTCATGTATTTGCTAATGAACGCTTGGTTCACTTCTTCTGGGGTTGCATTGTAAAGCCTAGCAATTGCCGACTGAATATCTGGTTTGATGTCGCCAGTTTCAATGCGTGCGTTGTTGAGGGCTGTGAGCTCGGTGTTCAGCCTGCTCAGGATGCTGCGCACGTTTGCGACAAAGTCAAGTTCTTGCTGCGAATAATCAACGAACAGCTTGGCCACAGCTATGTCATTCTCGGCCATGAGCTTGTCTCTGTTCTCAAAGATTGAAACATCCAACACAGAGTTTGGGCCACCGGTCGTGAGGTTGCTCTGGTTGACTCCGGACCATGACAACTTGACATGACGCGGAATTGACTGAATTTTTTCTGCCTGGACACTTTGAACCGACTGAGGGCTGCTTGGCAGTTGAAGCTCCGCGGCCTCAAAGAAATTGTAAACAAACTCTGCACCGAGCGCAACTGGATTTGGAGTGTCGACAACCACCGCTGGCATGCTGGGGAGTGAAACGGCCGACAAAGACGAGTTGGCCAGACCGAACTCGGATTGGATCTGAGCCTCGACTGATATCTGATCGGAGATCGTGACCACCCGACGTCCTATGAGTGTGTTACGTGTTGGCATGGCCGTTTATCTAGTGATGATCTCCACGAAGTATTGGTCGATAACAACTCCAGATGATGAGTTACCTGTCCGGAGCTGCAAGATATTGTTGCGCAACTCTCGCGACAATCCTATCTCTCCGCGTTCAACGATAAAGTCACTGGGAGCAACGGCGACACTGAAGACTCTGTCATAGAGCCTAGAAGCAAAGATGAAGTCTGAAACGTTCCTGGTCAACGGCAAGAGGAGATTTTGGGCTGTGGCGTCCCCGTAGTACGTTTGAAACACCTGAAGAAAGCCGTCATAGGTTCGTGGCTGAATATTCTTGAGGACAGTTTGCACCAAGGCTTGGCCGTCCGTAGTCAGCGTCTGGAAACCTGCCTTGATTGTCCCAGCTACTGAGCCGATATCTTTCAGGCCAGAGTCGTCAACGTTGATGCCAGTCATCATGTTGATGTATGAACGCAACAAATAGCTCTCTGTGAGGTTCTTGAGACATGCTCTGGCTATGGGTTGGCGAGTGGAATAGAAAGGATCAATGCGCACCAGATCAGCAACGCTGTTTATTTCAACCGGAACAGCGCCTGCCTCGGAGATATCAACACACGATACAAAGTCGTCGCTGGTTGTTGGTTTGAAACCAACAGGAAACAAGCTCATGTCAAACACAAAGTCAAGTGGTTTGTAGGCAAGATCTTCGCGCCGAACGTTGATGCGATGGACCCTGACTATGATGATATCTTTTGACGTGTCACTTGATGCGGCCAGAAGACCTCTTGGAACACCAACCGTCAGAATAGTCTTCAGTGAGTCGTTGTTCTGGGTGGCGAGCAGCCGATTTGCTGCAAAAGTTCTGAGTTTCGAATAGTCGAGCGCACTGATGTCTGGATTGTCGGCATCGAGGTAGAAGTTCAAGAGCCTTTGGTTGTTTGGGTTGTTCTTGGCAAGTTTCGCCGCAAGGATCCTGTGGTTGTTTCTCGCCGTACGGATCGAAGAGAAAGTAACCTTGGCATTTGTGCCACCATTCGCATTAACATAGCCAATAGCCGCCAGCTCTTGTTCCGATGGGTCTGACACCGTCTCCATCCCAGCACTTATCTGCCTCAAGAACCCTAGAACGTTTGCAACAAAATATTCTTCATTCAGCACAGCATTCCTGACATCACGAATAGTATTGGATATTCCAGTCGTTGCAACGGTGTTCAGGCTGGATGGGTTAACGGAAACGATATAAGATCCGCCATCAGCTCCTCGCGACACCCTCACAAGGTCATCGTCCAAGCTAGCGGTGCCAGATCCCAGCAGCTCAACCAGCAAACCACTCATGATTTCAAACAGCACCAAGACCATGCCAGAAGATGACAGGCCAGTGTACCGTGTTACCGAACTGTTTGGGACTAGCTGATACTGGAAACCGTCAGTCGACGAGCATGCAGAGAACAGCTCTTTTGCCAGTGAGATGATCGCCGCGAATGGGTTCATGTCTGCATTTGGCTGAGCGGAATACAAGATGTTCTGCACGGAGCCGTCCGTGAATGCCGCTTGCGCTAACAGTGTCGATTGCACATCATACTGCAAGGAATAGCCAGTCTGGCCGTCAGGCTGCTGTCGAAGGGTGGCTTGGTAGATTGCAAATGTTTTTGTCAACTGTCCGGCCGTGAGTGTGGCCAGATTGTCCACCGTAAGGCCGTCGGTTTCGCCCGCCATTGGAGAAGAGCTGAGCTCCTGAAACAATATTGTGCGAAATCTGGTGTTGTCGCCTTCAGAGGTACCATACAGGTAGCACAAACACAGAAGTTTATAAAGCTCAAACCTTAGCTCTGGTGATGTTTGCGCAGTCAGCATCATGTGCGCTAGGATAGTGTTCACGGGTGACATCGTCGCTAGCTGCACAGAGTTCCTGACGATAGCTTCAAGCTTTGTCTGAACAAGCTCCAGCATCCCAGATGTCGTGATCCTGTCGGACGTCGCATCAAAAGATTGCTGTGCCAGCAGAAACCGATCAAACAAGCTGATCGCCGACTGAATCCGGGTCGTGAACAAGTTTCTGTAGTTCTTGAACAGTGTCGGAGTTCCGGCAAGATATTCCGACAAGAACAAAGACTCTCCAGAGATCACATTGTTCAAACCATCTGTTGGGCGTGAATATGACACGAGATCAACGTTGGAGTTTTCAAACGGCAGGATTCGCTGAGCGCGGCTGGTTGTTGTCGTGTCTGTCGCTGCGGCAACGTTGAAGAGGCCAGCTAGGCTGACAGCCCCAGCAGGAACTGAATAGATATCACTAGGCACTGCACCTAGGATGTTGTCAAACGGATTTCCAACCGGGGCGATCCCGCCGAAGGTCTGGGCTGCATCTTGCGGCAACAACTTACCCAGACCTTTCGAAACGAGCAATTCCTTCGTCAAGAACCACACAAGGAATCGAACCCGAGAACTGGCATCCGCAGGCAATGAACCAATGAATGCTGTGTGCGACAAACTGCCAGCAGACGATGGCACATCACCGACAGATGAGTTGACGAAATATTTTGCAGTCACCAAGGCTGGGACGTACGAGAATGCATTGTTTCCATACGTCTCGGCATCGATCATGGAACGACGTGAACCAGCGACCAGTTCGTCGGCAATGATGGCGCGATCATCGTCGCCAAATCCAGCGACCAAGTTGAAGCTGCATTTCCGGAGCACGTTGGCGGTGTCCGATATGAGCTGATACAACAGCTTCGTGTCCGATGCCTGTGTGTATGATGCTGGACTGTAGAGCAGTCTTGTGACTGCGAAATCGCGCAAATCGGTCAGAGGTGCTCTGAACACTGTGTTTGGATTTGTCGGATCAGAGCCAAGGAGTTTCTTGACATCAAAGACATTCCGGATCCTGGTTGTTTTGGCGACGAGGGACGATAGATCTGCTAGTACATCTCTAGCACGTGACATGTCTGATGCGACATTGTCGCCTACGCTTTCCAGGGCTGTTTGCAGCGTGTTCGAGCCGTTTGCAGATTCTGCCGCAAGTTTGTTGGCAATGATCGTACGACGCAACGTATCTTGTGCCAAACTTAGCTTATACACATCATCCATGTACGAAAGGATCGATGTGGCCTTGGTGGTGTTGTTGGCGCCACCCAGAGCATAAGACGTGTTGACTTTGCAGCAAGCAACTATGTCTGGCCGAAGAGATGACGGCAGGTTTGCTGTTGGCTCAGCGCTAGCCCCGACAACGTCTTGAGGCAATCCATACGTGTCTTCGCCCAAGTCGTTTGCTGTCAGTATCTGGATAGGGTTGGGTGATAGCCCAACGGAGGAGTTTGGAGCTCTAGGCGGCTGAGAAGAGATGCCCTCCATCGCTTCCATGACATTTGTTCTGCCTGAGACATTTGACGGGATTGACAGGGGGGATAGCGGCGAAGAAGAGCCGGGGGAAACTTCTGTGTAGATGTTGACTGTTTGCTGTCTCACAGCGTCAGACTGAATCTGAAACTGACCGTTCACACCGCCGCCAGTTTGCTGAGGGTTTGATGTTAGCGTCAGGGGGGCTTCTGTGACCTGAGAGAATGTTGTGGGCGCAGGTTGAGGTATCAAGCCGATGTTGTTGACTGGCCTGATGTTGAAAACGTTGCCGTTGGTGTTGGCATTTCTGTTGTTTGTAGGTCCAGCCATTGGGGTGTATGCTCACTGCCTCGCAGTATCATGATAATAACAGCCTAGTGTGAAGTTGTTGGCCAACCGATCATGTGTCGCTGCCAGCAACAACAGTGCCGTCAAACAGAAAACCAACGATTTTATATCGCTCGGCTGGCGCACTGGCCTCTGGCGTGTCATAGAAGACATATGTGGTGTTGTTGCTGGCACTGCCAGCCATTATGCCACGAAGCTGGCCTGAACGGTAAATCATGAAATGTGAGATCGAGCTGGCCGAGTCAGCCTTGTCAATCTGCCAACTGACACGCACCAGAACAGGTGATATTGCCACGGCGGCTGTTTGCTTCTGGACAATTGACGGTTTCGTTGCGGCGAACAGGTCGACTGGGATATAGGTGGCATCAACGAAGTATCCGATCAAGCCACTGTTGCCAGTGAACATCTGATACATGGTGTTTGGCTGCACAGATCCGGATGGCACAAGGTTTCCACCTAGAAGCCCATTTGGGTTTGCAGAAACGGATGGGTAATATTGATAGGTCATTCTTTCGCCAGTCCCTGGCCTTGGCGTCGAAAGGCCGTTCTCCGTATATGAATCGATTGATGTCTCAGCCTTCCGGATGGTCGTGATCAACTCAAGTTTATAGTACCCGGGCACCAGATCCGCTGTCGATATCGTCGCCCCAGTGCCGTGCACACCCAAGTAAGTCTCTTCGCCGGTCACCATGTTGCGCAACGTTACCTTGGCAGTGATCATCTGGGTTAGCTTGGCGGGATCGATCTCGTCAGAATAATATTGGATCAGGCCCTGCGCCGTTAATACTTTGACCAGCTCGGTTGTGACTGTGTCTTGAGCGATCTCAAAAACAAGCTGGAAGGACATGCTGAATTTTTTTGTCTGTGGATTGAACGCAGTCGCCAGTGCTGAGACTGTTGGCTTTGCAAAACCCAACGCATCGGACGATGGCTCAATCAAGATTGTCGTTTCACGCGTCGTGTAGACATTGCCGTTACGATCAATGCACTCCGCATAGTAGGTGTAGTACATTGACCTTGCAACGACACTGATTGACTGGTCAAGCAAGTCTGTGACTGAAACATCAACTGGCGATCCGGTGGTCTGTTTGGAGAGTATCAACGTGCCATCAGTCTCAGCATTGAACGCTTGGTCGATTGTACCACTTCTTCTGTATATCCGAACAAAACTAATGTTGGCCGGGATGTTGAGAAGTTCGACCAAAATGCCGTCATTCGTTCTGGAAAGTGACAACGATGCTTGGTTGCAAGTTGTATTCAGTTTGCCGCCCACAAGCTGGCCGGTGAACCTACCCAGCGAATCCATGGCCCTGTAAATACTTAGATTATCTTCCGACTCGGCTAGATGTTTTGCGCGAAAGCTTGCGAGGACGCCGCTGGGTTGCGACAGTCCAATAAATTCTGCATTTGTTTTGCCAGTGTCCTGGAGTAAAGACCCGGCCTCAACCGGCACAGAATATAGCCTTGCTGGTTTTTCTGCGCGCACCACGATGCCAACAGTGCCTTTGTTGCTGTTTGGGGATGATGCTGTTATCAGAGGAGGGAGCTGGGTGCGCTGTTGAGTTATCTGATACTCTTGCAGGAGCGTCTTGGTATTGATGCGAACACCGGCCGCACCTAGGTAAGACCCATTTCCGTCATAGGACGTTAGTTTGAAAAATATCCATTCAGGCAGTGCGCTATAACTTTCCAGCTTAGACTCCAGCAGCGTCAACGAAGAAGTATCTGCCAACAGCTCGTTCAGTTGGGCATAGTCCTCAACTGAGCCAGGATCCTTTCCTTCAATGAAGACAGAATCATAGAAACCTTGCTTGTCTTGCTTGTTCGGATTTTTCGGCAAAACGTACTGAACACTGGCGGCACTGAGTCTCGACTGCAACACCTCCATGGAAAATTTGACACTGAGCAGGCTTGCGGCCATGTATGCCGAAGCAGAGCCAAACGCCAGCGTTGAAGACGATTGAATCGTGGATGCGATGTTCCTAGATGACAGGAAGCCGGGAGGAAGAACGTTTGATCTTGCAAAGACCTCGCCAGAACCTGAAGCTGTGCACGAGATCGCTACACTGGCTACAACGCCTGTTGCTTGGTCAACGGACTCTCTGTTCAGAAAAACAGTGAACGTTGCGGTATCATCGACAAGCGCAGCTAGCCTGACTGGCATCGCGTATCTCCCGTCAAACTCAATTACTCTGCCGGATCGATCCTGAGCCAGTGGCAGTTTTGTGATGATCATATCCGGATAATAACTGACATTCTCAGTCTTGGAAAACCAAGGTGGCAATGTTAACAAACTTGTTGGCGCCTGTGATCATGTCCTTGTATACCTTTCCGACGAAGTACACCTGGATGCGACGAATCGACTCGGCCGCATCAGGGCTGATCGACTGTGGTACGGCCTCTGGAAAGATGTTGGCTGTCGGCTCATTGGACCTGAGAATGTTGAAAACGCCAAAATCGATCACGTCAAGCTTTGATAACTTTGCATTCCCGACCTCAAACACTTGACACATGAGCTGATTGGTGGTCGTTGTCTCGGAAAAAACAATGGTTTCTCGCGGAAGGACTCCTGGGCCGTTTGGCTGGTTGAACTCGCGAACAAGATCTGAAACTGATTCGATCTTTGTCAGACCTGGGATGGCGGCGAAATAGTTCCCAAGTGTCACGCCTGAAACGTTTCCTGTGGCCGGGAGCTTATTGACTGGTGGCAGAAACTGGAACGCGTCGGCATGTGATAGATGCTTGTCAGCGTACATGTCCGGAGTGGCTTCGAGCGTTCCCGTCTGCATCCCGCCGCGGAACATCTTGCCTGCCAACTGATCGTCAACCGTGAAAGACACAGAGCCAGTGCTGACACGGAACTGGTTTCTGTCTGGGTACAGCAAGTCCGGACTCTGAAGCAGACCTAGCCGCCTGAAGTTATCGTACGAGCCAGAGAGGATGCTGTTTGCTAGGCTAGAAAAAAGAACTGAGGCCGTCACAGAGCTTGGTTGCTCCAAGTTCCATCCCTGAACCAGACTGCCGCCAATAATCCGCAGGACGCTCTGGGAGAGGTCTGTGGTTATATCAGACGGCACTTGGAAATAGTTGTTCTTGCTATTGAACACGGCAAGGTTCCCAGCATCATCTGACTCGAACGCCACCTGATCCTGCGGAAGACTCGTGGCCTCGAAAGCCACCAGGGTGGCCAAGTTCTGTTCCGGAGAACTTCCAGACACTTCCGTGTCGGATCGTGAATAAACGGCGCTCACATCACTGAACGAATAAAAGACCGGCTTGAAGGTGCCCGCGGCCAATTGCCGCTTCCCCTCCTCGGTGATGATCGTGTCAACTAAACGTTTCTTTGGATCCAGCATCTCAGCTATTCAACCTCTCATCGTTATCAAACCATGGCATCCCACACCGAGAGTATCGGTCATAGATACCAGAACATTTAGGATTCACCGCATATGCTGAAGCCACGTTCGTGCCCGCATAGATACTTGCTGTGAGCCACATGTCCTGTTCCCCGGCCAATGCAGCACCAGAAACAAAGGAGACGCCGCCATTGACAGACAGAGGGCCGGAATCGGACGAGAACAGCGAAGAGCCGGAGCTTGGCACCAGCGCGCTTTGCAAAGAGCTGTGAACCATGTGATATGGCTGTCCAAACCTATCCGGCAAAAACACGGCATATGGGCTGTTCTGAATCCCAGACTGCAACCCGTACCGCCAACCCTCAATAAAGGCACCAGAGGCAAAGACATATGTGTCGCCGCTGCTAGCAATTGGTGTATATGTGAGATTTGAGGCGCCAACCGGTTTGATGCCGAAAACTATCTTGGCCGCCAAGCTACTATCAGCTTCATTCTTTGTCGGAACAATATCGCCGAACCCGCCAATCGGAACAACCCGAGTTCTTTGCGTGAAGAATGTGTAGGTCTTCACGCCGAGCTGGGAATTAGCCAAACTGCCAGAAACAAAGATGATATTGACCTTGTCTCTTGGAATCGCAACGATAAAATCAGTGTTGTACTTGAAATTCAGATCGTTTATACTGCCGAACAAGCCAGAGGTCGCATAGGTTTCGCCGCGACCGAGCTGGAGGTATTTCTTTTCAAAAGGATAGCTAAACTGCCATTCCGTGTTCGATATCCTCTGGCCATTGTTGCTGGAGGTAAGATATCCGTTCGTAGAAAAGAAGACACTGAAATATCTCTCGTTCCCTATCAGGTCATTGAAATCTACTCCATTCTCATCTGGATAACATGCACTACCCGATCCAAACGAGCCTGTTGCAAAGATCTTGGCCACGTCTGGTGCTGTTGAGTCTTTGTAAAAGAACCTGTTGTCAAACGCTTTGGCAAACCTAGGATTGCCGCCATAGATCTCTGCCGTGCGCAGATCGCCCTCCACGTATTCGCTGAGTAGGAGCGATTCCTCCCAAGCTGTGCTGGTTGCTTTGACCTTTGAACCAAGCCGCTTACGCCCCCAGGCTGTTGGGTCTTCGAACGTGACGCCTGGATTGCCGACATAGACGCCATCCGTATATGCTTCGTAGTAGGAGTTTGAATCCTCGTTCAAGAATATGATTGGTGATCCTAAGCTCATGGTTTTGTTAGCTAACAATCTCCTCGTGAATAGCGTTGCTGGTCAGGTTTTGGTTTAAACCATCGTCAGCTTCGACCAACTGCCCTGAGGTCGGATCAAAACGAAGCAAGCTACCATACAGGATGACCTTGTTGATCCCTGACGCAGCAAATTCAAAGCTAGTTGATGTCATTCCGCCAAATCGATCCCACGGCAACTGAAAACCGACCGTAAGTTGATCGCCCGGCATCAAGACATAGGGATTGATCTTCGAATAGAAGTCGTTGATCTCAAACGTAACCGTCCCAGCCCCAATCGAGTATGACCCAGTGCCTGCAACTGTTGATTTGGCGTTGGAGTTCAGCCATTCACGGCCATTGGAGTCGGTCAAACCAGCATTCCGCCCTGATCGATCCAATGTCGGGACAAAGGCGCGATAGCCGCCCAGAGCTCCGGAGAATGATGTGAGCAAACCGGCGTCATAAGAGACAGGGTTTTTGCATGAGCTACTGAGTATTAGCTGCTTTGCACTGGCAGTACCTGTCCAGATCGAAGGCCATGGTGTCAGCACCGTTGATTCGCGGCAAAGGTAATTGCTCGTGTCTCCACTGGCACTCACGGCGACCTGGGCATAGTCGATGATATCAACATAGTGCTGACCAGTGAAGCTGGAGGTCGTGAAAGAGCTAACAGTACCAGCACCGCCAACGAGATAATCGACCGTCTGAGCCTTGGTGACTGATCCGGAGAGGAACGGCCTTTTGTTGAGCAAGAACCATGTCCATATTGCGGTATTCGAATTGCCGGTGTCGACCTTCAACGATCCAGAAAACTCATACACAACTTTTTCTAGAAGGAACGGCTCTGTGATCCTGTCTGAAAGGGAAATGCACTGAGAAGAGGTGGGGATGAACTTAGGATGGAATGGAAAACCAGCGTCATCAAACACTCTCCCATAGAGGTTGTATTGGCCCGCCGCGAAACCTGTGATGCTGCTAGCATTGTCAATCGACGCTGCAAAACCAAGCGTTTGTTCGTCGAGAAATGACCGCAAACCGTTCAGGGTGTTTGGATAGCTGTACAGTGCCTTGCCTGTACCAATCCCCTCAAACAATTTCCTGTCATTGTTCCAATAGGACATTGGATGGTTCACGTTGTTCACGGCCCCGGAGGTCGTCAGGCAGGAAACACTGTGCACGGCTGAGGGGGTGAGATCAATTTCGATCTTTGTCTTGCTTCTCAGAGGCGACGTGAACCCAAAGCCAATGTCAGACACGGCAGAACCAGTGGCATAGAATCGATTCTCAAACGAGCCTTGATCGCTCTCTGGATTGGCGCAGTCGGACCATGGCTCAAGATTCTGTGAAGGGGCAGAATAGCTTGGTTGGACAAAGAAATCCGTTGTTCCAAACTCCATCGACTGTTCCGGCACAACAACACTGATTGAGCCCTCTGGAATAAGAACGGCTCTCAGCCCAGCATCAATGCTCGAACTGATAGCTTCTGGCGTCATTCCAAGAGGATAAACAATCCTGCGGCTCTGGCCAACTGGCAAGATGCGCTCTGTCCTGTCGTCGCTGAAGATCACTGGCGCTTTGCCGTTACGATTATCTAGTACGGTGCGAGCAATCGTTGGGAAACTGCCTGACATGTTGGCCAGTTCATTCGCCGACAACTTCGCTGGCAAACCTCGAAGACGTGAGTTCTTGGTGTTCTTGGTGCTCATCTCATATACCCAGAATATGCAACGGAATCGGTTCCATAGAGGCTGTTCTGATTATAGCTCAGATCACTTGTCCAGCCCGATGAGAATGACCTTGAATCACGAGTTTGTTCCATGTTTAGATCGTCACCAAATTCGTAACCAGCGGCTGCATAGTATGGCAGCGAAACGTCTGGGTTGTGTGAGGAAGGCAGTGATTTGCCTAGGAGTGCTAGAAGGGATTCGCGGCGATCTCCTGCCAAGATGTCCACGAAGGATTTGCCTGAATATTCATCACGCCACGGGGCGAGATGGCTGCACGAGACTGGAGAAAGGACGTCGTTGTCCCTCTGTGTCGTTTTTCCAACAAACATGCCATCTGATTTGACGATGATCATGTCGGCACCAGAATCGACGAATGGCCTGGGCTCGATGGTTTGATATTCGGCAACTGACCCTGCATTCCTCTGTGCACCAAACCCAACTCCCAGCGAGCCAAGTGGGTTGGCATCTTCTGCATTGTCCAAGCCCAGAAAGGTGCTCCCGCGAATTCCCGTCTGTGCCGCCAGAGGATTCAAAACAAACCTCAAAAAGCCAGTGTAAAGTGGAAAGGGCTCGATCACATAGCCATTGAACTCTGGCCTGTTCTGAGAATCAACAAAGAATGGATAGACTGTGATTGCAGTGATAACTTCTGACTGGACTAGTGTGCTTTGCTGAAGATATCTGACTGTGCCAGGAATGTTGACGCTGCCGGTGTATTCATGTTGGTCAACTCCTTGAATCTGGTCTGGGAACGCAACAGAGTCACCGTTGACAGCGTAGCTGTGCACAGATGACACGCCAAGGATCTCCCATTCTGCATGCGAGTGGTTGATGTTGCCATTGGGCTCGTCGACAAACCCTAAAACCGTTGGAAGAACGGTTAGTTTTACTTGATCGCTCTTGAAATAGTCATTGACAGTCCGGAGATAGAGGCCATCGCGATAGTTGTCAAACTCCAGCGTGTTGATGGAGCCGGTGTAGTAGCTGTTATCTTGTGGCCTGTTCTGAACGATTCCATAGAACTGATCCTGAAGGTCATTGAACGGCTGGATAAGTGATGAGTTGTTGGTTGTCATGTCCGTTCAGTATCTCCTAAGAAGTCCGCGGAACTGTTGCAAAGCAATTGCGCCATTGTTTTTCAGCGGCGAATTGTTGTCGGCATATCTGACGTACATGTCTTCGAAACGATAATCAACCTTTGCCCGCTCCAGCATGTGTGGCTCGATCACGTAGTTGATCCCGTCGAACTTTGTCCGGAAAGGAATTAGCTGGTACACCAATCCGCTGATGTTGGTGTTAAACCACTTGTAGAACTGGAAATAGCCACGCACATTGACCTTGTTTGTCAGCCTGTTGAAATACACCTCCTGCAAGGTGTCCATGTCCGGATAGCTCTGGGCAAACATTGTGTTCGGCGCACCTATCGCATTGTTGATTGAATCATACGTGGAGAACATGCTCATCATGTCCTGGTTCAAGGCATCAACGAGACTGAAGTCGATGCTGAAGTAGGCATCGTCCTTTGGTGACTGTTCGCCGACCAGTTGCGTGACAGGCGCCAACGCCACGTCTGTATCGTCAGAGTATATGAACTGCTCAGGATCTGTGAAACTTCTCACGCGGACCTTCTGAGACGTCACGCTCTCGTCATAATTTGGCGTGATGAACGTGTAGAAGAAACGCTCGGGCTTGATCACCTGGAAATCCACTGGGAAGTTGGAGCCAGAGGCCACTAGGTTGTTGCCGCTAAAGTCAAACAGATCAATCCTACCATCCACAGCAGACCGCGTCACGATCTGATCGGTCGACCAATCCGCGCGAACCCTTGCGAATGATCCGGACGATGAAGAAACAAAGTTGAAGTTTCGCGTCGGATCGATCACGCCGAGCGACTTGAAGTTTCGCACGTGCTCATACCATTCCTCCTCGGCCAAAGCTTTGCTCCAGAACCTTAGCTGTCCCATCTTGGCCGAACAGCTCAGCGAGCTGGAAACGGTCTGGTTAGCGAACAGATATGCGCTGTTAAAATTGACATCTCCAGCAGGATCACCAAAGGCCAGGAAACATCCATTGTTGATGTTGTTCAAGGACGAGGTTGACTGCAAGCCGCAATACACACCTGAAGTGTCGAAGAAATAGCTTGACGTTACTTCGGATTGGATGATGTTCCCCATGTTCGCTCTGGCCACGCGAAGAAACCACGAGCTAGAAACTCCTGAATATGAAGGATCTGGCGTCAGATCAAACCTCTCGCGGCCAAATGACACGTTCCATTGCTGTCCATCAAACACATCAACGCCATCAATGGACATTGTCAAAGCTGTTGTGGTACCAGCACCAGAACATGGCTGAGCGAACAGAACAAGCTTGTTCCCGGCCTGCGCAGAGCCTGAGACAGCAAACAGGTTGCAAAGAATGTTGTGTGTGTTGTTCGAGGCGCTTGTTTCTAGCCTGATCAAACTCTGGCTGACTGGCGTCCGTACGGACCTTGGGAATCTCCAGGTAGCTTCGACCGTCCATGATCCGCTGACCAGAGATGCATCGGAAACTGCTGTTGTGCCAACATTTCTTCCAAGCGAATCAACGACAAAGCTGCCACTCATCGATGGAATCCCAGGTTCTATACGGCTAGCGCTAAGTGGCACGCTCTGGAAGTAACCGCCACTGACAAAGTCAACCATTGTAGCAATCTCAGATCTAGACTCTCGCAGTTTGTCCTCTGCCTGGAGCAAGTTAATCCGCGTTGGACCTCCATGCTCTCTGAACCGGAAGATGTTTGAGCTGTCAATACCAACCGCCGCCAAAGCACTTCGAAGAGAGTGGATTGTGCCTTTGCTTTTCAAAATATCGTTGACGTTGATCAAGATCCTTTTCCAGATCATGTTCTGAATGGATTTGAGACTCAGAGGAGAATCGATCAGATCCGGGTCCAGGTTGTTTCCATTGATGAACTGATCAAGGTTCGAACCGGCAAAGATGGCTGGCAGTTCAATGCCATAATGCGATGCCAACGATTGCAAGAAAATATCTGGGGTTGTGTCTGAGTCGTTGTAGTCGACATATCTCAGAGAAGAGAATGCGTCAATGTACAGCTTCAACTCGTCGAAAAAGCTAGCCCAAAGGTACAGAACGCTCAGAATGGTTTGTGTCGAGCCAAGCTCCGCAGTCCTAGGAGTTGTTCCGTAAGAGAGATCATTGAGTTCGCCCTCTTCAGTTTCTAGAGCGAACAATGTCTTGCCATATTGCAGATACTGTGCGGGGATCAACTTGACAATATGACTTGGATTCTCTGCATCATATGAAACTGCATCTGTGAGGAGTTCAGTGCGCAGCGAAACAACGTCTGGGTGATCTGGGAAAAGGACTGGACAAGATCCAGTACGCTCATAGAGCATAGGTGACTCGCCGGATGGCAAACTTGCTGTTTGATAGTTTCGAACACTGGCTGTAGCAAACGCGTAGGTGTTGAGATAGCCATGCATACCTTGACCGCTGCTATCGATCACGACAGGGTTCGAGGTGCTCACTGGCTCATTGAGTTTGAAATACAAGCTGAGCTTGTCATCAGGAACACTAGACAGGGTACGTTCTTCAACGGTAGCTGAACTGCTGACAAAGCTATACGCCGGATATATGTTTGTTCTCAGGTTTGCTCGCAGCGAAACCATTGGCAGCGCAGTCTTGAAATATCTGAAATCATCAATCGCACCGGACAGTGTTGAAGCTGGCGCGAATCCCAGAGCTGTCACTGAACTGCCAGAACCCATCAAGAGGCTGGCTGTTAGGCCCAAGTTGTTGATATCAATGTTTGTCGACGATGAGGCATACAGGTTTCCGCTGAGATACGTCCGGAGCTCTGACACGTCCCTATCCCAGACAAAGGCAACGTTGCTCCATGCCATCTTGTCGACAACGACAGATGCTGACATGGCATTGTTTGCTGAGCCCGAGATCACATAGAACTGAAGGTTGGTGGTCGTTGAACCGACACTGGCGCTGATGTTGCAACCAAACCCATACGAGTCGCCAGAAGTTCCGTTGTTTCCTAGCCTCTGAAAAACAACGCTATTAGCCGATCCAGAAGCTGGCCAGATCCAGAACTGAAATGTGCACGAGCTGCTGAGAGGGTCTAGTCGCGAAGTTCCGTTGGGGTTTGGTGTGAGCAATGGATAAGACAAACCTGCCCTATCCAACACAGTGACATACGTGCCTTCGGTCACAGGTGATGGTGATGATGTCGATCCAACAAACCAAAGATATCCTTTGTTCTTCGGAAACCGTTCTAGCACATAGCGTTCATATCCGGTCAGGCCGTCAAGGAACAGCTCAAGCTCTTTCCTTGTTCCGTCGAACGGAAAACTGTCAATGACCTTCGTGATGGCAGTGTTGACTTTGACCTGTGCGCTGTTGAAGAACACGTGCTGGGAAAAATCTGACCAGTCTACGTTTAGCTGTTGCGTACTCTTCAAGCCCTGGGAAGGTTCATCGTACCTGAAGGATCCAGTCTCCCCGATTGCCATGTTAAAAACATCTAGGGCGTTCTGAGTGTCAACGGAAGACAGTCCGCCGTCTGGCCTTGTGATCCCTCTGACGACCGCTGCTGGGAATATAGAGGGCCTTTGCGGCGATGTGAACGGCGCTGTCGTGGAAAAGAAAGGGGTTGTCATCTGTCTGTCACCTTGAAGATGAACTGCACAAAGTGTGGCTGTGGCGCATACCAGACTCCACCGGTAACGTTTTCGCTGACCTGTAGTTTGATGGCCAGTGGTGTATTTTTCGGCAGATCTTTCATGTAGAGATCGAAATACATCCCAGCCCCGTCCGATGACAGCTTTGTGTATGTTGCATCAAATGGTATGATGGTGGTTTGTGAGTTGGAATCGATAACACTCCAGGCAACGCTCGGAAATATCCTAGGTTTTGGAGGAGTTTTGACGTATTGCGCGCTGAGCTCCGAGTCGTAGTCGTAGAAGAAGACACGCATCCTGGCGACGTCAGTAGGCTGGTAAGCAGGCTTCAGGTTCGTGATGTTTACCACAACATTCCTGGAGGTCGATCCAAAGGCAGGCAAGGCCAAGTTGGCTGGCCTCATCGTTATGGCACTGCCAGTTGCATAAACAAATGAGGCCGTCAATGGATGACGCCACTTAGGAATGAACGTCACGCTGCCATCATCATTTGCAATGCCAGACAGCCCAGTGGTTCTAGAGTTCACATAAACATCAGCAAAGTAAGAACCAGTCTGATAGCTACTGCCATTGTCAAAGGTGATCTGTGAGCCAGTGAAAGACTGGGAGAAGTAAGTCCACGAAGATGAATAGTAGGTTATTGAAGCGCTGTGCGAAATGCTGTAGGTTGTCGCCGTTACGTACACGCTCTTGCTAGCTACCAGATCCAAGATCACCGAGCCTGATCCAATTGCAGCAACTGAACCGGAAACGAAGTTCCTGGCATTGCTAAATGGGTTGTTGTAGGCGCCTATTGTGTTTGGATAGTCAAGGTAGGCATCCGCTTGGTTGTCGATGAATGAATCCTCGCACTGAATGATCAACGCTGGGTGTTTCGATGCATCCTTTGCTTGTCTTGAGCTGAACCTTTTAACAAATCTGGTGACGGTGTCTGTCTCTTGCGAACCACTGAAGCTGATACGAAGGCCGCGATCAGTTAACTGGTTGTGAATTGCCGCCGAAACATACGGGGTGACATCGAGGAACATATCTTCTCTCCCAGTGGCAAAGCTCTGAGAGAATGTCATGTTAACAGACCCAGAGCCGAGCGAGGTGATATAGTCCAGGCTCGACGAGGTCGCATCGCCACCATAGCCACAGCCGCCAGATGTCCACGCGGTGATGGTCGAACCATTGATACTCGCTGTCACCCAGTTCACCGCGTCAAGGTCGCGATAAGCGACGACATCAAAGCCAACACCTTCAGAAAAGTCTTTGGCCAATGGAGAGACTGCGAGGCTGAAGTTCGATGGGGTTGTCTGGCCGCCATATACCGAGCTCATCTTGAAATAGGCTTTGAAATTCGTTGATCCTGTGACGAAACTGGCTTCGCTCAGATCAAACTTGACCAAGCCTCTGGAAAGCTCGACGCCCGAAGAGCCTGATGGCAACGTTGTTTCGTTGTAGAGCTTGAACAGATCGATGGTCCCAGCCATTCCAACGTTCGCATCAGTTGAGCTCGTTGTTCCAGGTCTAGAGCCGAGAATTAGCTTGTTGGTGATATAGCTGTCGGCTGTTGGTCGTAGGATTCGATACATGACAGCCTATAAAAAGTGCTGTCATGCCCTTTCCGTCAAGCTGAAGTCCTGCCAACGATGTCGAAAAACTTGTACTTGACCTCGAAAATCCCGCCAGGAGGAGGGACAATGAAAGAGCCGTTGACTGTGTTGCTGTTGACGTCAAAACGACTGCCGCTGTATTCGCGACCAGAAACAGTGCCTGTGATGTTCTGAAACTCCAGAGCTCTAACGCCGATAACTCCTGGGGTATTGAAGATCAGGTTCCTCACATCGTCAACCGCAATCGGTTGGTCCATGTAAAAATTCTTCTGTGAGAAGAACGTTGCTAGTTTGGCCTGACAGTTCTGCAACACAGACTGGCGGTTGGTTGTCGTGTCGCATGTGATCTGGTAGTTGAGCTTCAGGTTGATGATCTGCCCATCCAAGATATCAATGCCTTCACCAACCATACGAAACTCGTTTAGGTACGTTGCCAAACTCTTCTTGAGAAGGTCTGGAGCCACTGTCAAGGTGCCGTCGGCGCTCTTTGCCAAGACATAAACAAGAGATGAGTTTGGATTTGTTGGGTTGCTGTGTGTGGCCACCCTGTATACCCGGCCAAAGTTTGCTGGGAGTCCGTAAACCCGAGCAAGGAGGTCTGGCTTAGAAACTATTCTGGCCTGTGCTGCCCTTGCTGTTGGTATTTGCAGTCTGAGATCGTCTACGGTGGGCGCATCATCGCCGCCACGAGCCCAGCCTGTGTTGTTGACGTCGGCAGATAGCCTGACAGCCGACGCTACAGCAGGGGATGGGTTGTTTGGGAAATCCATTGTAAGCGATGAGATCTCAGCAAGGCTTGATGGACCTATGTTGTGGCTAGAGCCACCCCCGTGGCGATACGTAACCGTCAAGGTAACATTTGCAGCAATCACTCCGAGTGTCGAGGTCCGGAAAAGGTTGTTTGGGTCGATAGCGAACCGCGAGAATGATTGTTTTCCGTATAGTGGCAAAGCAACCTCGCTTGGATCAGGAATCAAGTCGTTGTCGACAGCATCACCAGTTGCGCCGCCAAATGTCAAGGTTGTGAACCGTGTGTCGAGGCTGGTGGATTTAAAGAACCGGTAAGGGGCAGGGACGACTTCCAGAACGGATTTGACAATGGGTTGCCCGGTAGCATCAAACGATGAGGTGACACCGATGTTTGAAAGATCAGTCGACCTGAACACTGTCCCTTGGGTCAGGAACTCGACCTCATAGTACGCGTTTCCATCAGAGTCAGTAACTGACACGATCTCTGTAACGTCTCTGTTCTGGAGGGTGACTCTCTTGAACGGCTCAAAACCTGTAACCTCAAACGTCTCAACAGCCGTCTGAGAGCTGATGCAGGTACCTGCCTTACTGAAGATATAGTTCAGTGGTAGGTTGGTGCTTGCATCAAGATCTCCTGGTGTGTAAGTGATCGTCTCAACGGGCGTACCATCTGCCGATTTGGTCAAGGTGAAGTCGACGTCCTCAAGCAATTGAAACTCAACACCATTGCTAGCAATCGCAGTCGTATTCCCTTCACCACGAATGACCGGCAGCGCTGTTCTGTCAAAACTCCCAGAACCGTTCCCGGGAATTCGGATATAAAATATGGCATTGTTCTCCAGGACGGCTGGCGCTGCACCAATGATCTGCACACCAGCCTCTCTCAAGAGCCTTTCGACGTTCTGTGGCTCCACCGCGGTTTCTGCATTGAGCTCTGAGAACTGGTGATCTAGGTAGAACGAGTTGTTGTCGCCAATCCAGCTAGCCAAGTCCAGAAGCAAACCACCAAAGCCGTTTGTCGTGAAATCTGTTGGTTTGTTCGGGAAGAACGTCCGTGCATATTCCTCAAGTTGTGGCCTGAACGATTCAAAGTCTCTGTTCAGGAACCTGACAGCGTTTGCTCTGGTCCGGACACTGTTTGTTGTTGAGTTGGGAATTGCCATGATGTTTGTGATACTATAACTGCTTCAGAAGTTAATCACGCTAGCGCGAAATAAAGTCTCAACCAGCGCTTTGGCACTGAAGCTCTAGGGATGGCAAACGAGACGTCAACAGCAACAAATCCCAGCCCATTCCCGATCACCGACTGATTGGTTGATGGCGAGGCTGTTGGCGTGTCACCAAAGTTGCTCTGGAAATCGTAGAGCTCCACATACGACATATACTTCTCTGTCGCAACGGTGATGCGCTCCATTGCCTGGTTTTCAAAGGCTTCACGCCCCAGCTCATATTCTGTTACTAGTGGCCCCAGGTTCGCACCGTAGTCAAACCGTCCAACCCTCTCGCCGTGGTTTGTCATCAGGAGATCTCTGAAGTTGTTCACCAACTGCTCGCCTACGTCCGTTGTCATCTCAACCAGATCGGCACTATCAACTGCGGGCCTCAGAGGAGTTTTGATGCCTATGGTGACAGGAGTGCGCTCGACGGAATCAAGAGAAGCCTGCACCTCTGCGGCCCTGAGTCCAACGCTGCGAAAACTTCTTGTTGTCATGGCTTTAATTACAGTCCGAACAGCTTGCGCACGTCATCTCCTGACATTGGCTGGGCTAGCTTTGGACCAGATCCAGCCGACACTTCAACGATAGCGCCAATCTGGCCGGTGCCAACTTGCTGGGCCGGTGCGGCGTTGATGGTTTGTTGCTGAGGCGGCTGCTGTCGCGGGGGCGCAGCGAATGTTGATGGAACCGACTGTTGTTGCGACAAGAACTCCTGAAACGTTATTCCGGCCGAAACATTGTCCGTGCCTTGCTGGCTAGTCGGCAACGTGACAGGCTGAACCGGCTCGACCGGCTGTGTGGATGTTGGAGTTGCTAGCAGCGACCTGTTGGCGGCTCTGTCTTCGTCGGAGCATAGCGGAAAGAACATTCCAATGATCGGAAGCGGATTTAGTATGGATTTGATGAAGCACCATATTGCCGTTATGATTGCCAGCGCCAACTGAGCCGCGAAAAGCTTTGTTGGATCAGCTAGTGGTGGAGCCGTCGGAGGAACTGGCCTAGCCTGAGAACTACTGGCTTTGATCGCGGCCGAAATACCCTCTGACAGAGCCGTGGCCGCACCAGACAGCGGCCCAGGAAGCCCGGCCAGCAAGGCACTGGCTCCTGCGTTTGCAGCAGTGTTCGCAGCAACGTTCGAACTGTTTCTTGCCGCCGTCTCTCCTTCGGACGCAGCACGGGAGGCTCTTCTCTGTTCTGCCGGTGTTGTCATGGGCTTAACAACCAAAGATCCTGGCGCTGCGGGAACGATAAACCGCAGCATTTGTTCGGCTGCGCGAACTTTCCACTGATGTCTCGGCTGTCTGCATGATCTGGTCGCAGCGAGATTTCAACACGGCCCATGCAGCGTCCGGACCGTTTGGCGGACACAGAGAGCTGTTCGATGCGACACTGATCGCGTCAGAAACGGAAGAGAGCGCATCGTGAAGATTGTTTATCTGATTTTGCAGGCCCTCAACGACCTTTTTGAACTCAGACCACTTGATGTACGGCTCAGGCCCTGCAAAATTGTTTGATGAACCAGGAGACAGTGCCGTCGCTGAAAACCCTTCTGTGGAGCTTGGCATATCAGGCGCCGGAAACTGTCCCTTGGCCGAAGCCGCGCCGCCCAAGAAGATCTGCATGCCATCGATCTGCACTCGACCTTCCGGAGAAATGAAAAGATAGGCCATATGATCGGCGGCAGCAGTCTGGGCGTTCAGATCCTCTGGCGACCGGTTCTTTCCTTCCTTGAGAAGAAGTATTGAACCGCTAAATTCCGGCACGTTGTTCGCCTGGATCCTCTGGTCTGTTGGCAGCGACCTTCTGGCGACCAGACGTAGGTTGTCTGCCTTTGCAACGATATAGCTGTTGCCGTGTTCTGCCACCGTGTTGTTTGTTGCCGAAACAAATCGCTGAGGCAATGGATGCAAGGATCCTGTTGAATAGTTCAGACCTTCCGACTGCATCGCATCCCCAGCATTTCCAGCAGATGTCGGTTGAAGCCTGAAGACAAAGTCTCCAGGGGTTCTTTGAGACATGTAGATCCTTGCGGCATCACGACCAAAGTCAGGATTGCCGTCGTTGGCGTTGGCAGCTTGCTCAAATGGTGAATGGGAAGCCTCAAGAAGACCCCTAGAATTCGTTACAACGGTCGGTGAGGTTAGATAGCACTCAACGCCTTGTTGGTCGCTGGCGGAATTTGTAGAGCCTTCCAGGTTGCTTGGTGAACGTCTATACCTTCCACGACCAACAACGATATCAACAGTGCCAGAGTAGCTTGGCTGGTCATATGAACCACTCAGGCCAGTTGGACTGGATCTGTCTTTGCCAATCACGATCAGAGCATTAGAAGTTCCTTGAAGAACCATCTCACCGGCACGTTTTGCCCAGCGTGGAACAATTTCAAAAGTTTTGATCTGGCTCCCAGAGGCTTGTAGATAGATCGCTTGGTATGGATTGACGGCCAGGGAAGTTGAAGCTTGAGATCCGGGACTGATGCCAGACCCTGCTGGAAGGGTCAGAGTTGGTGGTGTTTCGCCGCCGTTTGGGAAAAGGTAGTCCGGACGTCTGGCCTGCTGTTCCCGAGCCGAGTTGGCGGCAATGCTGCGAACTGCGGCAAACTCAGGATAGAAACGTCTGTCTGAGTGGGTGAAGCCAAGATCTTCGACGTATACCGACTCTGGCACTCTAGAAACCCAACGCGCATTCCCAGCAAATCCATAGCGAAAGAAGTCGTCGAAGATAACTTGGACATGTTCCCCCGGAGTTATTGGCAACATCAGGTGCGACGAATGCAACGGTGTCACCAAGAGTCTGGTGGGGATTGCGTTGCTAACGCCATCGGAAACAATGATCGCAATGACGCTGTTCTCGGCGAGGCTCGTGGAGACTGAGTTTGGATTGGCAACTGAATTGCATATGGCCAAGAGCTCATCCTGAGACAAACTACGCGGGTTCTCTAGCACCCTCTCGACAACGGCCCTGTAGATTATTGGAGGATTGCCGCTGAGACTGTTCCCAATGGCCATCCTCTCAATTGGCAATTCGCCGGGATAAGTGGCGCCAGTTAGGACGCGGTTGACGTTGATGTTCTCTGTCATTGGCTTAGGTTACTTGCCGTTTGATTTAGATTTGCCGCCCGATGACGATGAGTTTTGTTGCTTGCCAACGTTCTTCTCAAGGACATCATAGATATCAAGGCCGAGAAGACTCTTTTCCTCTTCGTCCGGTGGTTTTGGAGCCATGTCAATGCTCTTCTGAATCATCTCAGACAGCTTGATGATCTGGGCATTGGCTTTCTCCATCCGCTCCATGTATTTCGAGAGAAGGTCGCCGTGCATCACGTGTTTGTCTGATGACTGGATCGTTGCCATGTAGAGGTCCATGAGCAAGATGCTGGCAACACGGCGATCATCTAGCGCGTTCCGGAAGATCCGGTGCCAGAGGAACTTGTGCTTTGGATCTGCATGGACGGCTGTTTGCATCAATTTCCCAAACTGATCCTTGAGCTCGTCGTCGGTATTTTCTCTGGCCGAGAGTTCGGATTCTATGTCTGGTCGGTCCGGATCGACTATTGGCGAAGCAGCGACCGAATTGATCATCTGCAAACGAATATCAGCCGCCGATGCACTAGTGTCAAGGTCTTCACTCATAGAGCTGAACCTCGACGTTCTTCTTGGCAACTTTGTAGTAACGTTTCATGTTTGACAACATGGTCGAGAGCTTCTTTGGCTGGGCATGCGTCATCTCGCGCAGATAAGCCATCACGGCACGTTTGTTATGAAAATCTAGATCCTCGGCAGAAGCAAGAATGCTCTTGATGTGCTCGAAGAATTTGCGCTCGTCCTCTGTTTGCAAACTACCACCCAGCTCTGTCATGATCATTCCAGCCTTGAGCTTGGACTCATGGTTGATACATTGATCTTCTGGCGACAGAACTGATTTATAGTTCTCGATCTGGTCACTCTCGGAGGTTGAGAGGCCATCATGATCGTCAATATAACACAAGACACGCTGTTGCTTGGCCGATTTCTTGCACTCAACGATCAGCCAGTGTTTGGCAATCACGTTGAAATATCCAAAAGCTCTTGAACCTCTAGCAGCATCAAACTTCGGAATGGTGTCATAGAGAAAATTCACACATGCTGACTGCAACTCTCCCTTGGTTGAATATGCGACCTGGAACCGATACACGTTGATCAGGTTCTCGGCCAACTTCTCAAATGCTGGGAGGATGCGTTGCACATAGATCTTGTCGCGCTTAAGCTTGTCAGTCTCGGCCTTGAACTCCATGATGGCATCCTGAGTCCCTGCGTTGAAATAGAACTGCTCAGGTGTTGCACCACCAACCAGCTTGCGTTTGATGGTCTTCTTCTTAAGCTTTGCGGGTTTTGCTGGCTTTGTTGCCGGTGTCTCTAGTGCGATTGTTGTAGTTGTCATGGTGTTGTGCGTGGTTCTGTGCTTTTCTTTTATCAGTCAGTGTCTGCTGGGAGAACCGGCGTACGTTCTTCCTCTTCGAAACGAATATATTTCTGTTTGCTACGTGCCGTCAATGTATTGGCCAACTTCTCTATGGCCATCGCGCTTAGCTGCAACTCTTCCCTGCACTGCTGAAGTTTTCGCGCGATCTCAGGGCTGTCAGTGTAAACCTGTAACTCACTGAATCGATTCATCACTTCCGATGCCTGCTTGTGCGTTTCTGATGCGTCCGACAGGTCATCCTCCAGCATCATGATGATCCTGGCAAACTTCAGCATATATTTGAGACTGAAATAAAGACCAATGATCAAGAGTATGCACAAGGTCGACAAGACGGCAATAATCATGGAGAATACTTATGTGACTTGATCGACAGTTTAAGCTGCTCTGGCAACACAGCCGACAGTTTTGCGAAGCATGACTCAGACGAGTATTCTTCAATCAGTTTCTTGGCCAGATCGGAGGCCCACTGAGTGGGCAGCTCTGGTGATTCCAAGAACTTAAGAACACGTTTCTTGAACGCCTGCTCAAGTGGGAAAGCCCACTGTGCATCTGGCATGAAGATCTTGTTGTCCACGCGTGTCTGGTGGATCGTTCCAAGCCGGTGCTCTACTGGCAGCCACTTTCCTTTGCCTAGAAACTCAGTATGTCCGGACCAGTTCGTGGCAATGATTGGTTTTGCGCAAACTGCCTGTTCAAGCAGTGGCAAACCATAGCCCTCACCGTGAGTCAGACTGACCATGGCCTTGATCTTCTCGTGAGTATAGAGCTCAATCATCTCCTGATCATTTAGGTGGCCGTGAACCAGGGTGAACTTTGGCCAAACTTGGCCCGCTGGTCTGACCTCCCGAAGAATGTCACCAACGATCCTCTTGACCTGTTGCTTGTCGAGCTCAGTCGCAGCACCAGAGTTGAGCTTCAACACTACGCCAACTCCTTCTTTATCGGCCAGACACTCGCTCAACCACTTGATCATGAATGGGATGTTCTTGCGGTCATTATCTACATTGTTTCCAGTGAACTGACCAACGAACAGGAAGTTCGTGTGCGTGTCAGCCAGTTGCTTGTCAAATCGGCCTCTCGCTGGGGTGTTTGCAGGATACCAGAAAGAGTCCGGGTAATGCTCCGGAACAACCTCGACCTTTGTGGTTACAGTTCCAGTGTTGGTAAAACAGGTCTTGGTGAACTCCGACGGAACAATCACCAGATCCATTCTGTTGATACATTCAACCCATGCCGGATTGCATTTCGTCGTCTCAACCCCAGCAGTGATGCCAATGTTATAGTTCCCAAGAAAGACGCTCCATTCGTCTGGGAGTTGTACCTGAAGTGTATAGTCAAAGAACTGATGCTCTCCAGTGCCTACTTTGGTCTTCGCTGCCTTGTCTAGAATATATCCAATCAGCCCGTCCTCCAGGGTGGGATCGAGCATGAAGTGCGTCATTCCCCAAGGCAGGATCTCAAAGACAATTTTCAGAGAACCTGGGGTTGAGGTTTCTTCGAGGATTTGCAGGAATCTTGCAAACTGTCTGGCATGCGTACCGTACCCGCTGATCGAGAGCAGAGGTCCGCGGAGAAGGATTGAAGTTGGTGTTTGCAGTTGCGTTGTCATGTGTTTGTGTCTTTCTTTCTCTCTCAGATTCACTTATCTCAAACAGTCTCTACTGTGAACCTGCCACTACCTTTTGTTTCGCTGAACGTCTTGATGCTCTGCATGATCGACTCATCCCATGCTTGCAGAACAGTTTCGTAGTTGAACTCCTTGGCCGCATATGCCATCGCATTCTCAGAAAGCTCCTTGAGCTTTGCAGGGTTGCGTTTGACCAACTCATAGATATCCATGTAAGCTTTCGAAACGTCGTGATAGTTCGCATGGTCATCATAAATGAATGGAACAACCTGCGATCCAACCATAGTCCTAGCCGCGGGTTCAATCGCAACACCGTGCACAAAGCCTGTCTCGTGGTTGACGAGTTGCCTTGTCATCCCGCCAGTCTTAAGTCCAACAATTGGCTTACCAATCATGAGCGCTGAGAGTAGAGAAAGCCCAAAACCCTCTGCCTTCGAAATGTTGACGACAAAATCTGCGCAATTGTAGAGGCCGTTCATGTCCTGGAACTCAAGCTTGTTGGTCGAGAACACAACGTTGTCACGAATCCCCAACTGATCTACCACTGCGTAAAGGTTTGGCCCTTCTGGATCAACCGGGTCTGTGTGCATGACCATCAGAGCTTTGCGGTGACCTTCCTTGACTTCCAGGTTGTCGAGGAATTCCTTCCATGCGTTGAGCACATCATTTGGCATCTTCCTGGTTGCATTCCTGTTGACCCAAAGGCCCATGAGCCAGTCAGCCCTTGCACCGAAGTTCTGAGCCCTGATGGCCTTCACCTGTTCGGCTGGGAGTGGATGCATGACCTCCTTTGGAAATGCATGAGGGATATACGCAACTTTCTCTGGATGGTTTGGCTTCAAAAGCTCATACGTCTTCCAGGAAAGACAGTTGATCGTGTCAGTGGAACGATACCAGACATCATTGAAGGTAGGATATGGATCATTGTCCCAGACGTGCCAGTAAAGAATTGGACAGAACTGACGAATCTCATCCTCCATCTCCCAGAGCCACATGAACTGGCGTGGATCCGTGAAGATGATCACAGCATCAGGTTGCTCGTTGATCAAAGTTGCACGCAGAACTTCCCTGTTCCCAAACCCATCCACAGGCTTGATGATGAAATCCTCGTTGACCATGATCGTGCGATAGTCAGGATGCTTCACCGCGCCGCCAAAACACCTAAAAGTGTATCGACCAGTCTGCAAAAGACCTTGGATAAGAAACCGACTCTGAGTTCCTACACCCGAGGTAGAGAGTTGGTGATCCGAAATGAAGAGAATCTTTTGCTTTTTTTGGGTGATGTTTGGGGTGGAGGACATACTTACTGCTTCTGTAGTAAAAGATATTACAGACCGCAGTAATTTGTTGTATACGCTGGTTGCGTTAGGAGCGGAATGCGTCTAGAATTGTTCTAGCTCTGTTGTCGTATGAATGCTTGAACCTTGTCTCCAAGCAGCCAGTTGCAGCAATGAACTTGGCCTGTTCTTGGTTTCCGAAAGCCCATCTGATCTTGTCGGCCAAATCCTGGGTTGAAGTGTAGGTCAGGAGGTGTTTGCCGTCGGTGAACAGTTCTTTCAAGGCTGGTGGGTCTGAGTTGGTAAGAAGGAGCGCTCCTGTCGCCATGGACTCGAAGACCCGGTAGTTGATATCAGTGGCGATGGACTTGTTCAAGCTGATCTGATAGGAACTCAGGGCGTTGATCATGTTCTGGCCGAGAACAAAAATGTCGCGGCGCACTCTTCCTGTGAGGTTTGGTGTGTGCACGATCAACTTGTCGACTGAATCTAGCCACTGTGCCCTGTCTGCGATCATGCTTCCACAGAATCCAACCTGATGTTTCTGTTGGCCAAAGTCCTGAACACAGTCTGCCGCGAACAGATCTGCTGGAAATGCGTTAGGAAGCCAGAGAGTCTTCTGGGAATGTGCTGCAAACTGTTTCAGATACTCAGGTGTGCTGTTGAAGTGAATGTCAAACTTGGACTGCTTGGCAAACCAGACATGTTTGCCCAGTGCACAGTGCGAGTCGATGCTCCAGAAAGCCTTTGGCTTCTTTGTCTTAGAGAAGTCTGGCAGCCATCCTTGCTGATCGTAGTTCTCAAGGACCAAGGCAACATCTGAGGACTCTATGGCTTTGTTGTAAGATTGCTCTGGGTTGCCTGCGTCGAAGTTCGGGTAGTTCAATCCCCAGATCTCAGAGTCAACACCTTCAATTCGTTTGAATGCACGCTTGAGACACTCACTCTCTCTGAACTCCTCATTCTCTTTGTGGCGCCCGTGCTCTTGGACGATCAGTACCTTGTATGCCATCTATCTAACCTTCCCTCCTTGCAAGATCACTTCAGCAACCTTCTTCCAATATTCCGGATGACGCCTGTTTGCTGCATCAAACACATCACCAACAAACTCATAGTCGACCCTCTGCGAAGGGAATGGAAGGGTGATGGAATGAGTGAACTTAGTGAAGAACTCGTCATGGGCCACTGAATCGTTGGCAACGTTGTACCTGCGCCAGAAAACATCCTTGAGAAAATCCTGATCAACCTGCCAGTAGTCCTTCTTTGCCTTGGTTTGCAACCATAGATCGATCAGGTCTTTCACAGGCTTGCGGCCTTCCTTTGGCTTTGCTCCCCACATCCCAGCAAGGATCTCAATGTCGTGCGCCGGATGATCGCGCATGATGTGATATGTCTTGTCAGTCTCCAGCCATTGATGTACGGCCAGTGATTCACGTTCAGAAAGCCTTGAGTCACAATCTCGCGATATAAAGACAGTGTCTGGTTCGTCTATGGGATAGAATCGCCAGAACGTTCCTGACCAGCTCGGCTCGTCATCTGGCATCATGCGTATATCAACGTGCGACCCCACCCGCGACAGATGATTTACAATTGATGAGTCCGTGTTCTTTCCGATATAGAACCTCGTATCCCATCCAGGATAATATTCTGGGGCCTGTTTGGCATTCTCAATGGCTCCGATCACGTATTTCGGATTGTTGCCCCAGAGCGAATATGAGATGACTCTGCGAGGGTGTTTCTTGTTGTCTTCTGATGGCTTAAGGAATGATGGCATCTTCATGGCTATGGAAACCCCGCGGCTTTTCTTTTCTCGTAGTTCATCTTGTCTGTCTGCACGTATGGGGAGTTGCGCATGAACGTCTGGTCATGTAGCTGTGTTCCTCCAAACAAAGTCTCTTGCATCCTTTGTGCGTTTGGATCAGTCTGAATCCAGTCTGGGTGGAGGTGCTTGATGATCACTTTCTCAATGTACCTGATCTTCCCTGCCGACTGTGCAACCTCTGTGAACTCATTGTCACAGTAGAATGACTTGTAGGAAGGGTGATAGAGATAGTTGAACCGGTCGTAGTACCTTCTGCCAAGGATGCTCAGGGTGCAGAAGTCTTTCCTGTAACCATCGCTATACCAAAGGCAACCATCGGTGTCTGGGAAATGCTTCGCCATGTCAGACCTGATGATCTCATCATAGCCACGCTCTTGAGGAATCATGTCATCAGAGGCTAGCAGGATGATGTCTGGCTGGACTGTGGCTGTCTTGAGGTAGTCGTTGAGATCTCTGTTACAAGCATCAATCTTTGATCTTGACATGCCAAACCCATAGGACAGGTTCGAATATGAGTTGAGCTTGGAGATCGCCGCGGAATTGTTCATGCTCTGATCGTCGCTGTCAATCGTCACGAGAAATTGAACCTTGTCTCGAACCTTGATCCCAGCCATGTACCTGTGCAGAACATCAAAGAACTTTTCTGGTCGGCCACGAGTTGGGAACTTGATGAGGATGTTCATTGCTTGTCAGCTATCATGATGATGAACCATCGTCTGTTTGTAGAAGACCGGCAATGTCAGCCAAATCCAACAACCAACGAATATCTCTGAGTCTGTCGTCATATTCTGGATGAGGCTTCGCATGGCCAAATAGACGGTTTTCAACCATGTCACCAATGGCATAAACTAATCCGGCCGGTATTGGATTACTTGGGCCAAAAGTGGCCTCTATCTTTGTGTAATACACGATTATTCTCATTGTTCTTGCAACACAAATCGCCTTTATTATTCGCTGTTTTCAATGGGGCGCAAGACCCATTGAATTGTTCGAATCGCGGAAGAATAACTTGACGATGCAACTACAGACTTAGACTCCCCTTTGCGGGCTGGGAGGTGTGTGAACCCGTACGTCTGGAGCTTGTGATGTTGAACCAGGAGGTTGACTAGGTCAAACATGTTGATCGAGGACCCAGACGCTAGGTTGTGAACGTTGCTATATCTAGGATCTTGCAGCAGAGCCAACACGTCAACAACGTCGAAAACATATGTGAAATCACGTGTTTGTTTGCCGTTGCCGACGATGGTGCAGTGCTTTTCGTTCAGAAGCTGCTGCTCAAACAACCCAACCACGGTTGCATACTTCCCAGTGATCGGTTGACGTGGTCCATATACGTTGAAAAGACGAGCAATCACCCAAGAGCCTCCACACTGAGCTCCCCAGTATTGTTCGATCAACTTCTCGGCGGCTAGTTTACCAATCGAGTACGGTGTCTTTGGCGCCACGTTGTCCAAGATGTTTGCCGTCTTCTTCACGGCCACACCGTCTGCATGGAGAGAGCTGGTCGAAGTGAAAACAATCCGTGGTAGTTCGCAGCGGTCTTTGTTGGCTGCATATGCTTGGGTGAGCAGAGCCATGGTGCCAATCACGTTGGTATTGAGACTGCATTCTGGCCGATCAAAACTGGCCTGAATCCTGGCTTCGGCCGCGAGGTGGTAGATCACCTTCGCTCCATACAGGACCTGTCCCAGCTCAGACACAACAATATCTTTGCGGTGGTATGTTGCCGCAGGATTTTCGTAAACCTTTGCTGTAGCGTAGTCATAGGATGAGTAGTTGTCGATCACATGGACGTCGTTGTCCGTGTTCATGCAAAGTTTGTCGACAAGGTGCGACCCGATGAAACCGGCACCCCCAGTTACCACAATCTTTTTCCTCTTAGTGTTTGCCGTTGCCTCTTCTTGTGCAGTCGTCATGGCACGACCCTAACACACATCAGGTGGCCGTGTCAAACTACTCGGTCTGGTCTGAAACTAGGTCGGCCAACTCACAAAAATCGCGAGCTTCTTGGTATTTGTGATCATGATCGAACAGTCTTATCATTGTCGGATTTGGTGCCCAGTAGTAATCAAGAGCCGCACGAATAAACTCGCGGATCTGTTCGGGATTGCCCCTTCTAACCACAACAGTCCAGGTAGAAAAGTTCATGTGCAGTGTCTGGTGCCTTTGTAGACACAGTATTTGCAACTGTCCCTGTTCTTCGTGAAGAACCCTTTCCGGACGCTACCAAAAAACCTGGAAAGCTGCTGGATAGCTAGCTCTGTGGTCTTTGCTGTGATATTCACTTCCTCAAGCCTGATGTTCCCAGACTTTGACGGCTTTGTTCCACGCTTCAAGACAACGAAACCGGTCCGGATGTCTCTTGGGTCAATGTCAAACTTCTTCGAGACATAGTGCTTGTAGAGAACGAGCTGGAGCTGCTTGTCCTTGACCTTCATGGGGCTCCAGAAGCTACCACTCCATTTCCAGTCAACGATCCAGAGCGTCTCGGGGTTGCGCTTGATGGTGGTCGACCCTTCCGGTTTGGGAACCGTGAACATTGCATCAACAAATCCTTTGAAGACCTTGTCTGGTTCCCCTTCGATGGTTTCAAAGAGAGGGAGCTCTGCTGCGTAGAACTTCCAATCTTTGCCAAAGGCTTGGTCCATGAAATCTGGGATCTGCTGGAGGACTGGCTCTAGCGAGTCGATGAAGCTTTGCTTGTCTTGGTTCTTCAGGGCAGATTCAGAAAGGACGTCGAGGGCCTCCTTGAGATCGCCGCGGATCTTGTCGTATGACTCGAACTTCCGCTCTTTTAGGTAATATTCCAGGGCGTCGTGGCCGATCTGTCCAAACTCAGTATGGATCGATGGGCCATCCTCTTCGAGCTCGATGCCCTCTAGATACTTCAACTTATGGCGCCACTGACACTCGACCCAGTTGGAGAGCTCGGTGTATGAAACTGTCTCTCTGACCTTATCCAGATCTTTCTTCAGAATGTCGCCATCGTTCAAGGATGCATTGATGATGTTCTGCTTCTTTGGATTCAGAAGGAACATCATATCTTCCATGAAGGTCGACTGAGGTGGTGTGGGCTCTTGTGGCGGGGTTGCCTGCTGGGTCAGTAGGTTGGCTTTATATTTCTCAATGTTGTTGAGAACGGCCAATCTCAACTTGTTGCTGTTTTTACTCACAAGCTAGAGTATGGCCGCGATCATGACACATGTCAATCGTCTGAGTCGCCAACGTCGTTGTCATCTGCTGTTGGCACACGTGCATAGAGGTCGCAACATGGAGATTTGATGCTGTTGAGCTTCTTTGTAGTGAGCGTGATTGCCTTAGCAATATCATCCAGCTCTTGAAGCAATCCCGGCGTGATCGCGTTATGGCTGACGTGAAGGTCAATCTTCTCCGCAGCAGTGACTAGCAGAACCTTCAGACCATTTATCATCAGGCCAGCCTCTAGAACGCGTCTTAGATCTTTTTCCTCGGTTGTTGCTGCTGGAGGTGAGATTAATGTTTGTGTCTGATTTGGCTCTGTCACGGCTGTTTGGCTGTGGTGATGGTGGTGGTCCGTACCGCAATCGACCATGTAGGAGAGAGAGTTCGCCTTCTCTTGTGGCTTCTTCACGGCTCGTTTGCCGCCGTCTTTTGCTGTCTTGGCCTTTTCTTGCTGTTTTTGTGGGTGTTGAGTGTTTGTGGTGAGTGTTAGCATAGTTTCTTTACGTTCAACGCTGGCTTGGATCGATCTCGACGAACTGCACAGACTCTTGGAACTCTGCGGTGTTTCTTGCGCCGACATAAGAATATGCACTGCGAAGAGCAGCACCAAGCTCCGTCACTATGTCCGCCGAACTCTTCTTTGACTCTGCAATGGTGATCTGTACTCCCTCGGCGGCAGCAGTTGGCTTATCCTCACGCAACCCAAGCTCATAGGCACTGTAGGCGACCTCGTTGCTAGCCATTCCTCGGTAGATGGTTGGCATGTTTGCGTCGGTACATCCAGCGAAGAGATATCCGGCCATGACCAAACGCGCCCCAGCACCAATTGCTTTGGCAACATCACCATACTCGCGAACACCACCATCAGCAATGAGAAGAACCTCCCCATTCCGAACACAGTCAAGGTTGGCACACTCCAGGACAGTGCTGAACATTGGAGTGTACACGCCAGTCACATTCCTTGTCCGACACACCTTCCCGCCAGCAATCCCAACCTTGATGATATCTGCACCAACACTGTGCAAATCTTGAACTGCCCGGGCGGTGCCGACGTTACCAACGCCAATATTGATTCTTTGGCCAAATGTTTTACGCAGCCACTGAATCGATTTGACCATGTCTTTGCTATGGCCGTGTGCAATGTCAATCATGAAGTTGCGCACCCCGTGCCTAAAGAGCAGTGCTGCACGACGTTGCTCTATATCCTTTGTGAGCAGACCAAGCGACCCAAACAGTCGCGGCTTCCAAGAGTCGCGGCCGATCTTTGACTGTGCTAGTGCTGCAAGGTCGGTTTCTAACTGCTCTAGGGTAGAGAACCGATGCATCGATGCAATCCCCCCAGCATTGATCACGTTCTTCACAAGGTCGATACCGACGATTGAATCCATGTTCGCAGGGATGATTGGCACATCCCACTCTAACTTGGTGTTGACGTCCTGATTTCTCATGAACATCCCATCAGTGCGCACGTCAGCGCGGGTGGCTATGTCGGAGTGCTGCGGGATGATCGCAACATTGGCATAGTCAAGATATTTTACTCGTTTAGGGAAGTAGCGGTCCATCAGTTCGGAGTTCATATAGACCTGATTGAAGCACGTGTTCGCATGAGATGTCAAGAACCCTTGGTGCAGTAGTTAAACAAAGAACGAAAACACGACATGGACCTGAGCGACAAGGAAATAGTGCGAATTGTGACGGAGTTCGCTCAGCATTGTGTCAAGGAACTGGGAATAAGAAACCCGGCAAAGGTCACCTTGAGCACAGAACCGTTCAGCTCGCAACCAACGGCAGGATACTATGACCTAACCAACAACCGGATCTTTGTCTGTGCAAAGAACAGAGCTATTGCCGATGTCTGTCGGACGCTTGCGCATGAGTTGACTCACTGCAAACAGATGGAGGATGGGGTTGTGTTTCCGGAAGATGATGAGGGATTGCAGGAATTTGAGGATATGGCTAACCTCATGGCAGGCCGCCTTGTGCGCTTCCATGGCAGGAAACATAGAGAAATCTACTCGGATCTAGCCTAGTAGCCTTCAACACTTCTCCAGAACCTTACGGGGCCATCCAAGTGCCATTGTTCCAATTCTACTACGTTTCCGCGGCGATAAAGCTCTTCATGGACTGGCAAAACGTTGCTATTCAAGATAGGTTCAGCGCCAACAAGCAAACATTCTTGTGCTGTCCTCGATCCAACGTCTATATCCAAAGGTCTGAAAACCATGCCTTTGCTGGTGTTGAGGAGTCTGAGGAACTCGTCATTGCTCACACCTTTCACTAGCTGGAAGTTCATGTTGTTTTCGCGGCAAAACTTAACCGAGTCTTCTGTCCCTTTGATCCAGCTATCAGAATCTAGAACAATCCACCTGTCCTGCACTTCCACCTCTCCTCTCTGACGTGCTTCTCTGAGTTCTCTCATCTTCAAGATTGATTCCGGATAGAAGGTGCTCCACTGGATCACATCCCTGCTAGGATCTCTGTCTTCCAACAACTCCGGGTAGATTCTATAGAACTGATTCTTCTGGCCTGTTGAGCACCAGAAGATCTTCTGAGCGCCTGCCATCCACTGCGCCTGAAACATTCCATAACTGTTCAGGTGACAGTCGCATGGCTTGCCAGAAGATAGCTCATGTTTCTTGATCGAGCGATAGATACAAGGTTTGTAGTCGTACTCGAAGAAGTAGTACCTGATACCCAATGACAGGAATAGATCCAGGATATGGAAAGGTACCTGCGTCTGGTTACCAAAGATCCATGTCTTGTGTTTGTTGATCTTGACCAGAGTTTCTGTCAGAGACTGGGAATGAATATGCTTGATACGTTGTGGTGCGTTAAGGCCCCGTATAATCGCATCAGAGGTCAGCTCTGCTCCACCAAGTATTTCCTCGACGAAGAAGTCCTCGACCCACACAAATTCAGCTAGGCGTGGTATTGAGTATTCTCTTGGGAGATTGCTGAACACGGTGGGAGGAGGTGATGATGCCATTGTTTATGGTGAGATATTGGGGATCTCAGGGAGTCGTTGTCTGGGATGGTTGTGGGTTTGCCGCGGAAGTCTGCGCGGCCTTTGCTTGTTCGATTGAGCGCTTGAGCGACTCCTTGAGTGCTTCCTCGTCAATCTCCATGGTCTGGCCACCATCGGTTGCTACACCGTCACGATAGAGATGCTCAACGAATCCTGCTCGGTAATAGATCCCGAGCTCGGCGTTGTTCTTCCAGATGATCTCTGCCTTGTCCTTGGCCTGTGGCTTCTTGATCGTCCCTCCAGTGAACTCGTTTAGGATGACCCGGTCGACTGCGGGTGAAAAGTTGTAGTCCTCCGGAACGACGAGAAGATCGCCAATCACGCCGACAATGTCTCCTGGCTGGAGGCTGGAGAAGAAGGCCGCGAGCTCATCGTTCTTTGTGTCTTCAAAGGCCGAGTCATCTTCAAGGACAACGTTGGTGAAGGCATCATTGTGATCGAAGGTGAGCCCGCCGCCATAGAACTTCTGACGGGAATGTTGGCCACGGCGGAAAGTGACGGTCTTCTTTGGTGTTGCTGCGGTGTCTGTCACTGGAGAACTGCCTTTCTGAAGATCTCAAGCTCAATCATCTTCTCGACAAAAGAGCTGGTTGAATGAAATGGGACGAAAGTGCCGTTGAATGAATCTGAGAACTCTTTCATGAAGTCATCAATTGGAAGAGAGAGCATCTTCTCTTTGATGCCAGCGTTTGACTGTGTCGAAGCAATCACCGTACGAAAGAAGGCAACGGCTTCGTCATGTGTTTGCGGCGAAAACATGATGCGTTCCTGAGTCAGCACCTGCGAACCAAATGCAGTGACAGGCTTGTCTGGCATCTTGATGATCAGATACTTGGCGCCCGGTTCAAACTTTGCTGTTGACTTCGTCTTCTTGCGTCTGTTGGGGCCGCCACCACTGTTCTTACTCAATTTGTTTTGTTCTTTCTCCGTATGGGTTATACGATCAAACCGCCAGCCACAACTGCACGATACTTGCGGCTATAAACCACGGCTGCCTGACCGGGTGAAGTGCGCTTAGTAGGTGTAGCAAGGATCATGTCGTTTGTCAAGCGGTCATAGCCCTTGAGTGCAACGTCGTCCCTTGTTGAGCTTGATGATCGAGTCACGACGTACAGGTCACCATCGTTCATGAGCCGATCAAACAGCTCAGTGGTGCAATGGATCTTCAAACTGTTGCAGGAGATCTTGTCCGAGTATAGCTGGGGATCTGAGGAGTTCGCGGCGAAACTTCCAACGACTCCAAGATAATACTTTCCATTGATCTTCTGGCCAATGCTTGGCAGTGCCGTCACGCCATTCTCTGCCAGATACTCCTTTCGAGACTTGCCATTCAGGAAACAAAGGTCCGTCGAGTCCTTCTTCTTGGCAACCCGCGCAAAGACGTCCTGCACCATCTCACGCGTCTGATCCTTGCTTGAGATCTCGCCAAGTGGAAACAACGTACGCTTCAGGATATCCCTGTTCACATCCCAGAGAAAATAGCTCTGGTCCTTTGTTGACCCAATCCCAGGTGCCACCGTACCGTCAGGAAGTTCAACCTTCTGAACATAGTGCCCAGTGGCAATGTAATCCGCCTTGAGAGCCATGGCAGCTTGATAGAAGAATGGGAACTTGATATCAGAGTTGCAACCAACACAAGGGTTGATGTGCACGCCATTCCTCTCTGCATCTAAGAACTTATCGACAACATTCTCCCGGAAAGGCTTGAGCATCGGGACAACGTGATGCTCGATTCCCAGACGCTCACAACACAGCGAGGCATCACGAATGTCATTGAAGGTGCAACAGCCACCAGCATCGTCATCGGCGTATTGGTGAAGCTTGATAGTCAAACCAACAACGTCATAGCCCGCATCGACCAGAGCCTTTGCCGCAGCAAAACTGTCAACGCCGCCAGACATGCCAACGACCACGCGAACCTTGGCTGCTACTGTGTTATTCATCGTGGTTCAGTGCTTAGCAAGATTCGCTAAGGCTGTCAAGTGTCATGAAAAGGAAAAGGCTGCTCCAGCAACCAAGCCAGAACAGCCTTCTCTCATTGGCGGTAGAATGTCAGGTCGTCAGATGGTCACTGCGAGCAGGTAACTTCCTCGGTTGGAGCAGTGACATTGGCATCGGTGGTTGCCGCAGGAGTTGTCACGGTAGCATCGGCAGCAGGGGCGGGCAGATCGATCACCACGGTTGCGTCATCAGTATCGGTTGCAACGGAGGCGCCTGCATCTGAGGTCACGGTTTGCACCACTGGTCCTGCCACGAGCTCTCCGGCTGATCTTGGAGGCGGAAGCAGGAGGACTGCTCCAACCAATGCCGCGACCACTGCAAACACGATGGCAACCCGGGTGCGTGACGCAACAAACTCGCGGTATGCATCCTTGACTTTTTGTACTAGCTCTTTCATTTTCTTCTTTGTTCCTTGTCTCTCTGTGGACTGAAGAGTATCAGGGCTGAGGAGTTGTGTCAACTGCGGGCGGTGGAGCCTTTGATTCTAGGCGTCTGAGAAGGTGCTTGAGCTTGCCACAAGCTTGTGAGACGACCATTCTGTTGGCTGTCCCTGCTTTGAACACGGATTTGAGGTGCTCCAGGTGAGCAATTGTCTTCTTGAGCTGGGAGATGTGAGCTTTTGATGAGAGTTTGACCTTCTTGCTTGATGGTTCTGCCTCTAGACCATACTTTGCGGGATCGAAATCTGAGAGGAACTGCTCCTCCTGTGTCAGAGCCTTTGTTCTTGGTTGGACAGGCTTCTCGTAGTAGTCGCGGCGAAACTGTGATGATGGCAACTTGTTGGTTGCAGATCGCTGCTCATAGATCAACTGCTCAAGCAACGGGAGGTCACTGGCCTCATTTTCTTTTGACGTGGTCATTGTTGTTGTTGTTGTTGAGCCTTTCATTTATTTCAGATAGTTGGTACCGGTGGGGCACCAGGGGCTGGCTGCGCAGGAGTTGGTGGCGCTGCGGGTGCTGCTGGTGGAGGTGCTGCTGGTGGAGGTGCGGCAGATTCTGGTTGTGCAGCATTCTGAGGTTTAACCACTTCGGCGATCTTGCGAAGCTCTGTGTCGAGCATGGCACGGGTGGGTTCGGGGGTGGCGTTGAAATACGTAGTGAATGCATTGAACACGGCAGGGTCATCGAAGCTCCTCCCAGCCCTGATCTCGTTGAATATCTTCACCAAAGATTCGGCAGTGTTCTGTGCTGGTGCGCCATCAGCGGGTGGGGGTGGAGCAACGTCGCCAGTTGGTGCTGGTGCGGCTGGATTAGTTGAGACTGGTGGTGGAGGGGTGGCAGTGGCGTCACCGGTTGGAGCCATGGCATCCATCTGCTCATTGATGATTGAAAGCCCACGATAGAGAGCGATTGCTCGCATTGTGGATCTAAGATCGCTAGGTTGGGCTGTTGGTTTCTTCTTTTGCTTGGTCATGACACATCTAAATACGCGTCATGATACCTGCTTTACTGCCGCATGATACTTGCTAGCAATTCCAACGGTCTTGGAATGGCATTCGCTCAAGGTGTCATGTGCCTGATGGGTGTTTGATCTAAGATACACGGCCACTTCCAGCGAGGAAGTCCCGCGGCGAATCTTCACTGAAAGTGTGATGGTGTCATCCTCGTGTGATATCGCAAGGAGATCTTGCATCAACTGGAAACGATCTTCGGATCTTTGTGGAACTATTTCCAACTGACAAACAGGCCCAGCCGATAATGGAGGCTCGTCGTCAGTCATAGCTTTTGGAGGGTTCATAGAGGAAAGGCTAGATGGTGATCAGCTCTGGCCTGGGATGGATTGCATGACGTTGTTGATGTTCTCAACCTCGTCCTTCGAGAGCGCACGGACCGTGTCGAAGACCTCGTCGCGGAGCTCTTTGATATCTGGCTGGATATCAATATAGTCTCCTAGGGAGTTGAACAGGGTCTGCTTGTCATTTTCGCTGCGGAACTTCTCGTACGCAGCCTGCCAGACCTCGTCGTATGCCACAGGATCTTCCGCGTCACCATTGAGTAGCAGATCCACGACGCGTTTCGTTCCATCAACGTCAGTCATCAGGATCGACTCGAAGACTGTGAGCTCTGGCGAACCAACTCCGCGGCGAACACCGGCCGCCTTGAGCTTTGCTGCAAAATCTGCAACGCCCTCGGCGAACGCCTGCTGGAGCTCTGGGCCTTCCTCGGTGAAGGCGTCAAACAACTCAGAAACAAACCGGCGAACGAAATCCTCGTATGCCTTGGTCGAGGCGCCAATGTCAGCAGCATCTTCTGCGCCACGGAACTCCATTTCCAGATCCGAAGTCTCCAGAGTGTCCATGATCGTCTTTGTCACTGCATCAAGAACACCTGGGTCGCTGGCAGACTTGTTCATGATCGTTTCCAGAACGTTCGTGCCATCGCCCATAGGAGCAAGGACTGCGCGCTTCAGAATTGCCACGTCATTTGACGACGCACCAGGAGCCACGCTGGACAGCACTTGGTTCAGGATGTTCTGCTGGTTGAATGATTCCTCGGCCGGATTCACTTCACCTTCCTCTGGAAGACCCACAGTTGCAAATGACTCAAACATGGAGTCAGTGAACATGTCGGTATAGTCAGCAGTGATCTCCGAGATCCGGTCATGGAGCCTGTCGATCATCTCCATCATTGCATTCTGCATGTTGGTGTCTGCATTCTTGTCAAAGAGCAGACGCATGATCTCCTTTGCCTCCTCTGAACGAAGAAGTTTGCCAAGACCACTACGAATACGAACACGAACAGCTTCGCGGCTGTTGAGTTGCTCGGTGGGATCTGTTGCAACAAGATCCTGGATCGTCTGGAGGGTGTCTTCACGCTCGCCCTGGGTCACACGAGTTTTCCCAGAGGCCGCGGCCAGCTTCTCCCGCTCAGTGTTTGCCGCATCAATCGCGTCAATCTCGTCAGACTTGTTCAGGACCTTGATCCTTGCGTTCTTGCCATCAACATAGTTGCGAAGAATATCCGTCAGAGCCATGCTGTTCCCATCATATGGAGAGAATGCAAAGACATCGTTCTGGTTGGCATTGATCCACTCAACCATCTGGTCTGGTGTCATCTGATCAAACATCTCGACGTATTGCATGCGCTCATCGACCGGCTCAGTCTCAAACCGAAGCGGCGAAGTGTTTGACTCGATATAGTGCTTCATGAACCAGCGCTTGAAGTCGGCCTGAGTAGCATATGCCGAGGGGCGTTCCGATTCCTCGCCAGGAGGGAGCTGATCCCAGATGCTGGAGTAGTCGGTCGAGGCGTAGATGGTGTTGTTGTCTGACTTCTTTGCAAAAGGGTTTGGTGCTGCCTCAAAGAGCGTCTTCACAATGGCACGCTTGACCATGGCATCAATCTTCTCGCGAATGGCATTCTTCTGTGGGGTGGTGCTCATTATCTTGTTCTTCTTCTTTTCTGTTTCCTGTAGTTGTCGTTAACTAGCAGCCCAGAAGGCGCGGAGCTTGGTGCTCTTACGTGGTGAGGTGAGTGAGCTTACAACACCTTCTGGTGGGTGTCAAGTAGAAAAGCGAGGTGGCGTGAAGAAGGGGGCTAGGTGGGCGGGATCAGTCGTTGAGGAGGATTGCCGTGACCTTGTCGCCTGATTCTGCGGCGAGTTTTGCGGCAGCAACTTCTTCGTGCGAGTCCAGGTCGATGGAAGCGAAGGTGGCGTGTTCATCGCCGGTACCGATGATGAATGCGGCATCAACAAGGTCGTCGAAATATTTCTGCACCAAAGGATTGTCGATCACCAACTCCTGGAACGTGCTTTTCTGGAACTTGATTTCATGCAGAACCTCACCAGACTCGGCATCGGACACCTCAAACGTTTTCCAAGCTTGAGTACCCGAGACGCTGATATATTTTCCGTCAACCAATGCCTTGCCAGACTTCTCGCAGAACTGCCTGAGCTCATCAAAGAGCTGCTCAGACTCTACGATGCCTTTGCCGAAGTGAATCTCAAATGAGCACTGACGCCATGGACGTGCCACCTTGTTCTTGATGACTTTGACATCGACAGCGATGCCAACCACAATCTCTCTACCATTGACCGTTCTCTTGATCTGTTGGCCTCCAGAGAGTTTCAGCCGCAAACTAGCGTGATATGGAATTGCATTGCCTCCGGGTGTAGTTGTTGGGTCACCGTAAAGTGTATTATGCGAGAGAATTCCGTTACTTACGTATGAATGCTCACCTTCCACCTCAATGTCCGCAATATCAATCATCGTCTTCGGATAGAGCCTTGAATCGGCGCGGCCAACCTCAAACATGTCATAGCCATTCTCTGTGCGCACTCGATAATTCTCTTCTTTGCCAAAAAGTTGTTCGAGCGTTGCATAGTGGTATGACTCGTCTTTGATATTCTTCACGAATACTTTGTGATCGCCAGACCCTTGCAACTCGTACGGCAAAGTTGAAGTAGCCAAACGATAGGCTCTGGCTTCGGGCTTGCGAATAATCTTTGTTACATTGCTCCAGACGACCTTGCCAGTATCTGTGTTGATTGTTCTGACTTTCCAGCCGGAAACATCAACGGCTTGCCCTACTGCCATAGTATTGAACTCGTGGCCTAGCTTACTGAAGAATTCGGCAACGGTATACTCAACGGAGCCAAATTCTCCACCGTCGCACGGATCGGCCAATGACGAGACGCGAATTGTTGTTGTATATGGATTAACGCAGCCAATCTTCATTCTTTGTTGATTGATCAGTAGCAGACAGACGTTCTTGTCGCCGATCAGGTGAGTGATCTTTCTGAATCCTTTGCTCAGGACTCTGGCGGCGAGGCCGATGGTGTTCTGTTCATAGTCACCTTCCAGCTCTGCCTTTGGTGAGCTTGCCGCAACAGAGTCCCAGATCACGAGAATAGGCAGATCATTCTTCATGTTCCTGGCCTTGATGATCACGTTCTCAATGACCGTGAATATCTTTTCCATGCAAGTCTCTTGGACATAGACAAAGCGCTTACCAACGTCCAAACCTAGGCTCTTGAGGTTGTCGAGGCTGGTTGCGTTCTCAGCGTCGATATAAACAACAATCCCGCCCATCCTCTGGGTTGCTCTGGAGGCTTCGATGGCAAGGTGGGATTTGCCGTTGGCTTGTGGCCCTTGGATCTCAATCACACGACCTTCTGGATATCCGCCACCGCGTCTGTTGGCGATGATGTAGTTGAGCTGCCGCGACCCCGTGGGAATCCAGCGCTTCACATTGGTTGGAGCAGAGTCTTCTGCAAGGTTGAAGGCAATCTTCTCGCCAGCTTCCTTGTTTGTGTCACGAATCAGCTCCTTGACGAAGTTGAAATCTTCAGGACTTGCTGAGACGTTAGATTGCTGTTGTTGCTTTGCCGCAGCCTCCGCTGCGGGCTTCTTGACGGTTGAAGCTGTGGCTGATGGCTTGGCTGCTGCGGGTGGTGTTTGCTGTTGTTGTTTGGTGTTCTTTTTGGAATTAGCTATCATTGCGACCTATATTGATCCTAGAAGTTATCACAGGATATTATGATCGTCAAGTCGTCTGGATGTGAGCTAGATGGTAGTGAAAAGGACCCGTTGCCGGTCGTTCTGGACGTCGACTCAGATAACAAAGCAGGAGACGGCGGCTGGTTCTCTTCCGAGCTAGCCATTGTCTCCTGGATTGTGTTGGTCTTGATGTTCTGGGGTGTGGGCGGGATTGCTAGCAGGTTAAACTAGCGCCGTGGGCTGCTCGATTATCAGAACCCGGCTTCGTTAAAAGCCTTGGACAGATCCTCTTCGGTTTGAGCATCGACTGGCTCTTCTGCCAGTGGTTCAGCGGCAGCTTTGTTCACACGCTTGGCTGGCTTGTCGTTAGATGATGCCACCACAGGAGTTGTCTCCTGAAGGTTCTCCATGTACTCCTCCAGGATCTGGATCAGATCTTCTGGGGATTTGCACCAACGCTTCTGTTGCTCGAAATAGT